CCTTAAAATATGACCTCGACGAGGCAACTGCCGCTATTGAGCAGCAGTCATTTTCCGTTTCAGAACTGTATTCGGAGATAGATTCTCTGCATGACTCCACATCTGACCTGCTTTCCTCGTACCATGAGGGAACCAATTCAATTGCTGATCAGCAGGAGCAGGCACAAATACTGGCGGCAAAGCTGAAAGATATAGCTTCTTCATCAGAAACGGCGGCACATAAAGAAGCGCTTATGCAGCCGATTCTTGAAAAACTAAACGAGTTGTATCCCTCGCTCGACATTAATGTTGAGAACGTGACTAGCAAGCTTGACGGTCTTTCCGCTGCTATTGACAGGGCTGCTGGTTTGGACAGCATACAGGCAAAGTACAAAGCAGCGCAGGAAAATATCGCTGAGCTGACTATCAAACAGCAGCAACTGCAGGAGCAGACTGAAAAAGCCGAGATTGCTTATAATCAGGCTTATTTCAGAGAAAAGAGTTTCGTTGAGAATACTCTTGATTACTCGTTTCTCGGAAACATCTTCGGAAAGAGTGACTATACACAGGATCTTAACAAGGCATCAGAAGAACGAAGCAAGGTTCTTTCTGATTTGGCAGAGGTCAACGCGGCTATTGCTGAGTGCGAAAGCGTCGGCATAGAATACAGCGATGTAATTTCCGGTGCTTCTGAGCAGATGGTTTCCGCATATGACGCGGTATCCATAGCGGTAAACGACGTCACCGACCAGACAACCGAGCTTTTGCAGGCTTACAACGACGCATATCAGGCGGCTTACGACAGTGTAAATGGCCAATACAACCTTTGGACAAATGCTGAGGAAACTCTACCGACAAGCATTCAGACTATTAATGACGCGCTTTCTTCGCAGACAGAATACTGGGACAATTACAACTATAACCTTGAGTCGCTATCCAAGAGGACTGGCGACATTGAGGGCTTGGGAGATGTGATTGCCTCGTTCGCGGACGGTTCTTCTGATTCGGTGAACGTCATCGCCGGCATGGCTGACGCGACCGATGAAGAACTGAAAACCATGGTCACGAACTTTGAGGAGCAGAAAAAGGCGCAGGAAGAGGTTTCGAAATCGCTTGCCGATTACAAGGTAGATATCGATGATACAATGGACGGTATTGTCAGTGATATGCAGGATACTGTTGAAAGCATGAACATGAGCGACACGGCGGCAACGGCGGCAAAAGCTACGATACAGGCTTATGCTGACGCTATCCTTGCCGGGAAAGGCTCGGTCACCACAGCGGCGGATATTGTTGCGGCAGCCGTTGCACAGGCCCTGGCAGGGGCGAGCGCTTCTGACAAGGCGTATGAGGGAAGCGTGCGCGGTTTCCATGATATTGAGAACGCTTATGCAAGCGGTACTGACTACGCAGAAAAGGGCATTGCCCTTGTAGGCGAGGAAGGACCGGAACTTGTGGCTATGCGCGGCGGTGAAAGAGTCGTTGACGCGGATAACACCAGGGCGCTGCTTTCCGGCGGCTCGGGCGCGCAAATCACCATTGCTCCGCAATTTGTTGTCAACGGAGAAGCAGGCGGCATGACAGAAGAAAAGCTGCAGGAGATGTCCGAGCGGCTTGTCGATATGGTCAGGGACGCGCTTGAAGAAGCGGGGATAAACAGGCAAAGGAGCGTTTACGCATGATATCATACACGACACAGCAGGGTGATATGTGGGACAGCATATCCCACAAGCTGTATGGAGATGTAAAATTTACGGACGTGCTTATCAACGCTAACCCCGAATTCCGGTATGTCTATATCTTTTCGGAGGGCATTGTTCTCAGCGTCCCCGATGTGGAAGAAAGAATAACGGCAGATGACCTGCCGCCATGGAAGAGGGCGAGCGGATGAGTGACAAGCACCTAGCGCACCGTGCCGAAACGCAGGTAGTTCTCGGCGGCGTGGATATTTCCGTGTATGTTAATAAGGGCTGGCTCTCTTTTACCTACACGGACAACGAAGAGGACGAGGCAGACGATCTCCAAATCAAGGTCTGCGACCGTGACGGCAAATGGCTTCGGAAATGGCTGAACAGCATAATTGATGGCGGTGCGCTGGGCGGTTCGGTGATATCCACCGCGCCGGAGGGTAGCACAAAGACATCAACGTCTTCAGGTTCGAGTTCCTCGGCCAGCGGGGGTACCGATAAACCGAGATACAGAGTGACCGCCTCAACGGGCGTAAATATTCGCAAGGGAGCAGGCGAGAAATACAAGGTGATCGGCAAGCTCCCTTACGGCACTATCGTTGAGGTTAATGGATTTTATTCGAGCTGGGCGAAAATCACCTATTCCGGAAAGACTGGATACATAAAGGGTACCAATCTTAAATCCGTCGGAGGGGGCGGTTCTTCGTCCTATTCGGGCCCTTCAAGCTCCACAAAGAGCTCAAGCACAACAAAGTCTGGCAGCACGGCTAACACGCAGGTTCAGACTGGCAAGGGCCTTAAGATATCAGCTGTTATTGTACTCCGAAACGGGAACAACGACGGCAAGGACGCAGTACTTGACTGCGGTCAGTTCGAGCTTGACAGCATAGACGCACAGGGTCCGCCGGCAACCGTCACCATCAAGGCAACATCGCTGTCGTTTAGCAACACCGTGCGGCAGACTCTGAAATCCAAGTCGTGGGAGAATATCACTCTTTCTGAGATAGCAAGTCAGATAGCACGGCAGAACGGAATGGGAGTGCTTTTTGAAAGCGGATTCAATCCAAGGTATTCCCGCGTGGAGCAGTATCAGACCTCTGATATTGCCTTTCTGCAGAAGCTGTGCCACAATGCCGGCTGCTCCCTGAAAGCCACCAACAATATCCTTGTGGTGTTCGACCAGGCGGCTTACGAGGGGAAAAAGGCGGTCAGAAAGATAAAATTCGGCGAGGAGGGCGGCTACACCAAGTACAAGCTGTCCACTGGCACGAACAACTGTTACACCTCATGCCGGGTGTACTGCACCACTACGAGCGGCGCGGTCATTTCGGCGACAGAGTATGCCCAAAATTACAACGAGAACAGCGACAATCAGCAATGCTTACAGGTGTGTCAGCGCGTATCAAGCAAGGCAGAGGCGCAGGAACTCGCACACAAGCTGCTCCGTCTGCACAACAAATTTGAGATCACCGGAACGTTTACGTTCCCCGGAGATCCCAGGCTTGCCGCAGGAAACACGGTGGAACTTTGTGATTTCGGGTTTGGCGATGGTAAGTACATCGTCAAGTCCGCAAAACACAGCATATCTTCTAGCGGCTATACTACGCAGGTCACCCTGAGAAAGTGCCTTTCGGAAAGCGAGAGCACGAGCGGCGGCAAGACGGACAGCAGTGATGAGATACAGGAGCTGGCTATGCAGGTAATCCGTGGCGAATGGGACGTATATCCCAAGCGCAAGGAACTGCTTGAAGCCGCTGGACACAGCTATGAGCAGGTGCAGGCGCGGGTAAATCAGATACTTTACGGAGGTTGACAATGTTTAGAATCGGAACAGTCACCGTTGTGGACGTTAAAAAAAGAATGGCAAGGGTCAGGTTTCCTGATGTGGACATCGTTTCGGACTGGCTGCCTGTCCTTGATCATTCTTCGTTCGTTACGTTGGCGCTGAAATCGGACGGAAAATCGTGGACTGTCAGCGAGAAACACGCGTCAGCCGACAGGGAGCTGAACAGCGGCGCGGAATACACCAAGAGCCACCCTGATGAGATCAGCGGGAAGTCGCCGGATATCGAATGTGCAGGCGGGTGCGTACACGCGCATGAGATCACGGTGAAGATATACGGCTGGCTGCCGTTCATCGGTCAGACTGTGGTGTGTGAATACAACGATGAATTCAACGGCGACGGCATTATCATGGGAGGGTTGACATGAAAGTCGGCAGTCTTGGGAAAGTTGTTTTCACAGTTTCAACAAACAAAGTTGAAACTTTTTCGGGCTTGAAAATAAGCAGTTCCGCATCTTACGGAAGTCACAAGCGGCATGGCGGGAATGAGATCATTGAATTCACGGGAAACGACGCAGATACGGTTTCGTTCAACATGACGCTTTCGCAGATTCTCGGCGTTAAGGTCGCGGAGGAGCTGGATAAGCTGAAAAAGTACAAAAAGACCGGCAAAACGCTTAAATTCGTGATTGGCAAGAGGGTGATAGGCAACTATCGCTGGGTGATTACGAAACTTAACGTTACCGAGGAAATCTACGGCAAGAAGTCGGAGCTTATAACCGCCGGGGTGGCGATAACACTCAAAGAATACAACAAGTAAGGGGGCGATGAAATGTCATACAAGGTAAGCGCCGCCGACGGTTATTCGCTTTCCCTGCAGCAGGACAGCGAACTGCTTTCCGTACTGCAGAATATCGCGCTCCTGCTGAATACCAAGCGCGGAACGGTACCCATGCATAGGGAATTCGGCTTGCCTATGGAGTTCGTGGACAAGCCTATCGACGTTGCGGAAACGATAGCGTTTGTGGAGATATCGGATGCGCTTGAAGAATTTGAGCCGCGTGCCAAGCTGGACGATGTGTACTTTGAAAAATCAGCGGACGGCACAATGGCATTAACGGTGGAGGTGAGCATAGCAGATGAGCAGAGCGACTGATTATCAGTTTGTTTCGACAGACAGTGCGGAAGTCGTCGCAGACCTTACCGCCAAGTATGAGGAACTCACAGGACACACACTGCTGCCGTCAGACCCCGACAAACTCTTTGTGCAGTGGGTTGCCGGTATAATCGTACAGCAGCGCATAATCGTAAATTATGCGGCAAATCAGAACCTGCCGTCTCGGGCGGCGGGTGAAAATCTCGACGCGCTAGGAGAAATGATATACAACGTGATAAGACCGGAATCAAAGCCGGCGGAATGCGTTGTGCGGTTTACACTGTCAGCACCGCAGGAAACGGCGATACCGATACCCAAGGGTACAAGGGTCACCGACAGCAGCGGGGCGCTTATGTGGGCGACTGCCGAGGAAACAGCGGTCAATATCGGCGAGGTCACGGCTGATGTCCCGGTTATCTGTGAAACCGAGGGAACAGTCGGAAACGGGTATGCGCCCGGTCAGCTGAATACGCTTGTGGACGTCGATAATGTGATGTACTATTCTTCCTGCGCGAACATTGAAACGTCCCACAGCGGCGCTGAACGTGCGACCGATGAGGAATACTACGAACTAATGAGGGCGGGGCTTGAGGCTTTCAGCACAGCCGGCCCGAAAGGAGCGTATGAGTATCACGCAAAGGCGGTATCAACGGAAATAGCCGATGTCTGCGCGATAAATCCTGCGGACAAGCCGGGGTATGTCGATATTTTTGCAATAATGACAAGTGGTGAAATCGCCGACGATGGTACGAAAAACGCTATACTTGCCGCTTGCAGCGACGATAAAGTCAGACCGCTTACGGACGTTGTCGAGGTCCTTGACCCGCTTGTTGTGGAGTTCAGCGTAAATCTTACATACTATATCGACCGCAGTTCCCAGAAGTCGGCGGCTGAGATCGAGGCGGCAATAAGGAGCGCCGTTGACGAGTATGTGGACTGGCAGTGCGGCAAAATTGGACGGGACATAAATCCGTCACGGCTTATGTGGCTGCTTAAGGACTGCGGGGCAAAGCGCGTTGATATCAGGTCGCCCGTGTTCACATCGCTTCGTGACGGCTCTGACCGCCTTGTTCCGCAGTTCGCGCATACGAACCGCGCAAAATCCGTTATTACAAACGGAGGGTATGAAGATGAGTAAGACATTAGCAAAAAAGGACGCGCTCCTTGCCGCTTTTCCGTATTCGCTTACCCGTGACACTGATAAGGTAAAGCTTGCCGACGCAGTCGCAGGTGAGCTTATTAAGACTGTTGCACAATCCGAGTATGCGGCTATCTTTCCGAGGATTGACGAACTACCGGAAGAGGTGCTCGATATTCTTGCCGCTGATTTCAAGATACAGTGGTATGAAGTTGACGCGCCTGTCTGGAATAAAAGGCAGGCAGTCAAGGAATGTATGCTTGTTCACAAATACAAGGGGACAAAATATGCCGTGGAAACGGCACTGCGGAGCATTTATGATAATGCTAAAGTAGTAGAGTGGAATCAGTACAACGGTCCGCCTTTTCACTTCAAGGTGTATATCTATGATACTGGCAGCGATGAGGAAAAGCGAAAGCGTGTTTTGACAAATGTACAGTACTACAAGAATGTCCGTTCGGTTCTCGATGAAACAGTATTCATCATCGACATAAACGCTGAATCAGGTTTCAGTGTAAAGACGTTGCTTTGTGGTAAAATCAAGACTATACGCGGCGCTATACTCGACCCGCGTATAATGGGTATCACTGCATCGGCCGGACTTAATGCCGGAACGAAGTTAGGCGGCAAGGTTAAGATGATATATTCGGAGGTAGAGCAACATGGCAACTTGGAATGACAATGCAATTACAGATGTCGGTCTGGAGCTGCTTGAACATACGCTGACAGCAGGAAAAACGCTGACATTATCGCGAGCGGCGGTCGGCGGCGGGCATGTGGAGTCCGCTGAACTCAAGGATCAGACAGAACTTTCATCTGTTCTCGCAGATGTGACTGTTTTAATCGCAGAGCAGTTAAGGCTTGAGGGCAGCAGCGGAATACAGATAAAATTGCAGATTCGCAACGACGGGATAACTTCTGCCTGCACTTATAAGCAGGTCGGAATTTATGCAACGGACGGAGAAACTGAAGTCCTTTTCGCAATTTATCAGGACGCGAATGGCGAAGAAATACCCTCGGAGACGGATTATCCTGATTTCATGGAGATATTTACAGCTGTTATTGCGCTTTCGCAGACATACAACGTAAATGTAACTGTGAGCAGTCTGGCCTATGTGACTAAGGAAGAATTAAATTCTGGCCTTGGCGGGAAAGCTGATATCGAACACACTCATACTACTTCTGATATCACAGACTATAAAGAGCCTTGCAATCCCAATCTGCTGATAAATCCTGATTTCCTGGTAAATCAGCGCGGACAGAACGAGTATTCCAGCGGTTATACAGTGGACGGATGGTACATTGAGGGAAATAAATGCTCGGTAAGACCAAGTGTCGATGGCATACTTATTACATCAGCCATAAATGTAGATTCAAACTCTCATGCTTTTTGGCAGAAAATCGA